TCCCATCGTATCGAGGAGTATTCTTTCCCCCATATTGTAATTGGCCCCGTGATTTGTTCGCTTAGATAAGTCCCGAAGCTCTTTATCAATAACATTGCCGTTGGCATCCACAATCTTCTCGTATGGTAAGCCAAAAAAGGCACTTGCATTGATAGCGTGAAAGTCTTTACCACTGGCGAGAGTTGTGAGGAGGTTCGTGTCCCCACTGAGATAGCCCGTATCATGAGATTCCGCCTGAGCATAGTCAGCTTCTCCAAAGTAAAAGCCGGGATCTGATTCGAACACTTCCTTGTAAACAATGTCTGTTCTTTTTACTGGAATGTTATGTATCTGAAGTCCTACCCAGAAGTGATGTTCTTGACTCGCTAATCTTCCTGTATCTGTTCCATGCGGATTAAGTTGATATAGAAATCTGTCGTTGAGAGTAACTCTATCCTTAAAGTAACTGCTAATGAGTTTGCGATCTTTTCGTATATCTTCAATGAGACTGACGAGATAAGCATTGAGTGGATGTCGATTCTTAACTCTGTCCTTTGCGGCAACGTCGCTACTAACAATATCGCCAGATCCAAGAACCTTCCAAAGTCGTACACATTGTTGTGGGCTGTTAGGATTGAAGCCAGGTTCTCCAAGTGCCTTTCGCAATTTTGTGACCTTAATGTCAATCGTGCTTTCCACTTGGTCGCGTAAAGTATTGAAGCTTCGTTCATTTCTTTTTGCTCCTGTTAATTCTGCTTGGAGACAGGGGAATATAAGAGGAAACTCCATAAGATAATTCTGCACAGCCCACTTAGGAAGGTCGGAAATAAGAGACAGAAAAGATAAGGCGGTTGAAAAACTATCTTTAGCGTTGTAACGGTAATATGCTTGAGAATGCAAGGGATTTTCAGATTCGTCTTTCCAAAATATCCATTTTCGAATTGCAAAGCTAGCAATAAAATCCAACCTCTTTGGGAGTTCGGAATAAAAGGCATGAAATAGTGATAAAGTATCAAATTTCCAATTCCGGACCGGTGCACGCCACCGGAGAAAATAGGTGTTGTCGTATTTACCATTCTGGAATATTTTGGGAGCAGGCAACTGATTGAATTTACGTATCCATGCCAGATCATACTCATCCTTTAATGGTATTACGATTGAATGAAATCGAATACGCTTTGTAACAGCATCAAACCAAACACCACAATACCCAGAGCAAGTAATAGCCAAGTCATCTTCGATAGTTTCAATGTCCTGAGCAATAAGATTAGCACGGCTAAAGTCAGCATATAAATCGTCAAGTCTTGCAGGAGTTGCCAGTTCCCAAGAAAATGCCGGGACAGGGAACCAGCTATCAGGCTGAGTGAATTTAGAAATATAACGAGAAAACAAAAACTTACCTGTATTGGTTGATGCCAAGTGTTCAAGTGGGTTACAAATAAGAAACTCATACCCACCATTATCGAATATGCTACCTGCGTAATCATCAAGAGCAGGCTGTCGTCTATCATCTTCTCTCCGCAGTAGTTTGGTCAAGAGCCAACGATGGGTAGTAATAATATGCTTCGCACCATGTTCCTGTGCGCGTAATAATACCTCTGTGACAGTTCCGACTGGACCAGCGTTAAATCTAACACTATGTCCACTAAGCAGCGGCTTCAGAAACGAAAGAAATTTAACATCTTCCGGATGAAGTTGAAGAAAGAGCCGCATTAGGCTTTATCAGCTCTCGCCTGCGCATGTTGGTCGCTGTAACCTTGTGGATAACGCACCTTCAGTTTAACCATATTACCTTCGATAAGAGTAATAATATCAGTTCCGAGTGTATTGCACATCATCTGAATATAGAAAAGCATGTCGCCACATTCTTCCCTCACATTGTCTCGATCAACAGGCTTATTATATATCCACGCTTTCTTCATGCTGTCCAAATACTCGCCGGCTTCTCCACTTGCGCCCACAGCTGAATGTAACAAGTCTAATACTTCTGAACCCATCGGCTTTGCGCGGAGTGCAACAAACTCTTTATACATCTTAAGAATAACTGCTGCCTTTAGACTAGCTAGATGATTTTCTATAGCTTCATCTACTTTGTTCATGTTTAATCTCCTAAGAAAAAGGAAAAAACAGCAGGAGCTAGGCTTATGGCTTCGCTCCTACTGTCGTCTAACAACTTGTGGCTGTTAGACTGGAACGAACCTGAGAAGATTCGCGTATTCCTTCTGCTTCTCTTTGTTCTCTGTTTTCTTGATTACAACGAGAGCTTTGATACCTTTGCTGGCATCAACGATTTGCTGATTGCTCTTGATACCGAGCCTTTCACCAATCGGTTCGAGAACCTTCTTCAGATTCCCACGACCGAACTCGTTGTCGAGCATAAAGGCAATAGTGCAGACATCTCCGACCTTCGGCTGTTTCTCTGCGTCGTTCGGATCTGCCAGTTCCTTCACCTCGATGCACTTCATCGCCATTTCAATCGCAGGATGGTTGGCAATGGCTTTCTTGTTGAGTCCTTGATGCAACTCAACAAGATATGCACCACTGGGGAATACCAGGAAACCTGGCAAGTCTTCAATATCATCCAGTGAACCGTCGAGAATAGAGAAGTCGAGGTTTGCAGCTTGTTGCTGAGCTTGTGTGCTCATGAGACACCTTCCGAGTGAATGAAGCGTTGAGTGAATGAATGTAGCTTTGTGCTACAGCAGCTATTCAACTACCTGTTGCTGCTGCCTTTGCTCCCAATACCGCAGAGCGAAGCCATGAAGTTCATTTGCTGCAAAGTATAGATCAGCCACTGTTTTATCATTATAGATTCGAAAATGTTTCTCATTTGGAAAGTTAACATCTAATACTTCAGAGGAATGAGGACGAACAGCATAATCAACATTACGAGCAACAGTAACAAGAATACCATCCTTTCGTCTAATCCAGTCTGCTTCATTTTGAAATCGAACATCAGGAATAACGAAGTATTCATATCTTGCAGTCCACAGATGCACTTCCATGCATTTAATCCAAATATCTTCATGAATAAGTTGTCTACCCCATTCTGTTCCTAACGTCTGAGCAAAGTAGCGAGGAGACTTCTGAAATAGATACAGTTCTCGTTCCTTCCTATCTCGTTGTTCCCAAATAGTTATATCTTCCATTCCAGGAAGTTGACTAAGCATTTCCTTGATAGGAGCGGAAAAGTTGCGGCTGTAATATCCGTATTTGAAGCAGAGGTAATCAGAAATAGTTGTCTTTCCTGCCCCGGCTTTACCCATTAAGCCTATAATCTTCACAGTTTCTCCTCTTGTTGACTTAATCCAACAGCCTTCGCCGCTGATCCTTTCAGCGACGCCATAACATCAGCAACAGGATCTTTCTTTAGCGGAGGAATCTCTCCGGTGAAGAAGGGAAGTAGCTTTGGAGTTTGAAACTTTTCAATGGCTTGATCTGTTCTGCTCCCAATAAGTATTTGTTGCTTGAAGGTTGTTGAGGATGCGAAATTATGCTGTCCTAGACCAGCTTCACAGTAAACTATATGATCGAAATACTTAGCAATACCGCGACTAAAGTTATCAGTGCCACTAACAGGAACCAGTCTTGTCTTATCGTTATCTTCCATTCTCGCTGTAGTAACTAAGCAAAGGACGACTACATTATAAGCGCCTTGCTGAATGTTGCTATAAAATCCATCAAGGAGCGTGCCTTGCTTTCTATAATCTTCCCATCCAGGTTTATATTCTTCGTCTTGATTTCTAATAATATGGTTAATAGCAGAGTTTCCGAGCTGAGTTCCCGAATCGACAATGAAAATATCGTTCTGTCCGAGTTCATGTAGGCAGAATCGAGGATGAAAACTGGCTTTACTTTTTTCGCAGAGGCCACAGTTATGTCTTCCATGGTGAACACAAAGATTCATCGGTGCGCCAGTAACTACCTTGCGCATAGTTTCTATCCCAACAGGATAGCTTCTACTATCTGGTATTCGAAATAATGTAACTCGTTCCTGCCATTCCTTCGGCATCTTCAGCAGCGTTCTCCATCCATTTTCAAGATCGAACCAGTAGAGATTGAAGCGTTCTGCGAGTTGGCCTGCGAGCTGTGTCTTACCCGCTTTGGATTCTCCGAACACACAAATATGTTGGGGAACCCATATACCGTCATTCTGCATTTCTGACAGCTTCATGGTTTAAGCTCCTGAGTATGTCGTTGCAGTTGAACTTCGATCAAGTCAAGAAGTGAGATGTTGAAGTGGAAATCAGCATCTCCTTCTTCTTTAATCCTTGGATTAGCTCCAGTGATAATAACATCATCACTGAGAGTGCAAATGTTAAGAAACTCACAAGCACGACCGAAGCTCATACAAGCATCTCCATGCATCGGCCACATTTGTTCTTTGTCATAAATACTAACAGTATCAACTTCTATAAGCATTTGCTTAATCCATCTAGCCCGCATACTATGAGATTTGGAAAAGGTAAACTGCTCATACTCTTTTGCTATTGATTTGTAAACTAAATACAAAGTCTTAAAACTACTACCTTGAATCTGTGCATCCTTCTGTGCTATGAAATCACATACTAAACTATAACCTAAGTCTTGATCGGAGTTTTGATATTTCGCTGGAAGCACCCACTTATCAGCTGTTGTTTTAACCTCCAAAACAAGCAGCTCTCGTGTTCTTTTGTGCAGAAGAACAACGTCCACAAATCCTCGATAATAGAAACCGCTGCCGATCTTAATTCGAAACCCAAGTTCGCAAGCTGGAACATTATTGAATACAGCAACATCGTATTCAGCAAGGATAAGATCTTTAAACTTCCTCTTAAACAATTCAAGAGCATGATATACATGCCAAAGAGTTTTCTTCTTTCTTTCCTCGGCTTCACTAACATTAATGATGTCACGCTTCCACATAAGGAAGATGTCGAAAAGGATCTTAGATCTTGGCACGCCGAGTAGTAACATCTGTATTCCGTAGCCAACGGCTTTACCAAAACTAAGATCTTCACTTTCTTCCTCCGCTCGACCAAGTAGTTTAGTTAGCTGATACTTGCGAGGGCAACGTCTCAGTAACGCTATGCTGCTGTGACTCAGCCTTAGTAATGCTGGATGTAGCAAACCATTTCTCCTGGAAAGCTTTATCTGAAAGGAGTGCGTGGCATAGTA